AACTAAGAGCGTAGACTCTTTCATATGGAGTTAATAATAACTTCATAAAACCAAATAAAGGAGATACAAATGGAATTTAAAGATAACGAAGCAGTAAAATTTATTGCAAAAACAGGCACTATAAATGTAACACTAGGTGATAGTCGTAGTTATATGGGTAAAAATAATACTTACGCAACTGAAGCTGAAATCCAACACACGATTGACTACCCTGAAGTATATGCTATGAAAGTAGGTTTTGCTATTACTAAGCACAAACAAGAAGTAGTTGTTAGGCGTGAAATTAAATTGGAACAATATTTTATGTACGAAGGAATGTTGTGTAAAGCGTTTTTACAAAAGCGTGGTTCTGATGTTACTCAAGCTATACATATCGACATTATAAATAAATAAATTAACAGGGGGAGCAATCCCCCAACCCAAAAAGGAGAAATAAATGCAAATATTTAATTTTGACAATTTAAAAAAAGGCGAAAAAGTAGGCGATTTTCATTCTGACCATTACACAGGTCAAGTTTATTATGATGAAGCTAGCAATGATTGGGTACATATTGAATTTGGTTTTTTAAGAATACGATATGCTCAACACGCAGGTGGTGCTGACCAGTACAAAAATCACGAAGTTCTTGACCCAAAAGCATATGGCTGTGAAGCTGTTTGTTTTTGTGAAGGCGAATTTGATGGTTGGGATATTGTTAAAGAAGAAAGAGCTAAAAGATGGGAATGGACTTTTGTCTGTACTGATGAATTTTTTGAGCAAAACAAGGATGCTATTTTAAGTCATGAAGTTAAAAGAATTGACAATGATGTTAAGGTTGCAACTCATGTCTAATTCTAAAAAGACTGCTGACTTTTTGCAAGGGGGCAAACAAAACTCTCTTGCAAGAAAAGAAAGAAGAAAAAACAAAAGACAAAAACTAAAATTATTAAGGAGTAAAAAATGAATACTAATATCCAAGTTACATTAAACGACCAACAGCGAAGCCATATCAAAAACTTAATAGATGGTAAGCCTTCATCAAAAATGGCAAGTAGGCAGGAAGTGAGCAACCTTGTAGAGATGTTTGTGGAGCAACTTGTTGAAAGCAAAATGACTGAGGCAAAACCAATCATACAAAAAGCTGTTACAAAAGTTAGTGGCTATAAATTTTATGCCAAAGGTCAAGAAATAGATTATGACAAATGGATTAATATTCCTTGTGATGATTGTGGATGTATGGTTTCAGTTGCGGAAGCTGTAATTAATGATTTAAATACGAATTGAAAGCGTATAATTTAACTTAAATAGTTTTCCTTACGACCTTGCCATGTCGAAAAACTGGCACACACAAAGGAGATATTATGGATATGAATTTATATAGTGAAGCAGAATTAAACGATATAGCATATACAGAATTTGTTAATGAAGTACATGAAGGTGTAATAACTTTTGAACACTTAGTAGACAAAGATACAGGCATGATTCGTTTTAATGAAAAGAACGCTGAATTGCTTATTGAGGCAATAGCTGATTTAAAAAAAATAGCAAAAGAGTTTCATCCTTATCTTGGCGGTAATGACATAGGTACTTACTATGATTTTTCTGAAAACCTCTGGGATGAAATTTGGAACTGTTGGGGGAAGTAGTATAATAACTTTATTTGAGGAGAGTTATTATGAGTGATGAATTTATATTTGTACCCGAAGGAGAACATCATGTTGTTGTTCCAATTAACGAATCTGACGGAAAGCAATTGCAAGACATAGCAAATGGCTATAGAAGTTCAATTGAATGGAATCTTCAAAGCCATGATGGAACAAACATAATTTTATATTTTATTAATGAAAAGGATTTAGAAGCAGATGAAACAATCAAATATGATGGGTAGTGAGATTAAAGAACTAAGAGTATCTCATGGACTAAAGCAAAGAGAGTGTGCAGATATTGTTGGTGTTGGTATCAGGCAATGGCAAAAATATGAACAAGGACATCCATTTAAAGAGATTTATTTGAGAATCTTGCAAACTCATTTACGAATTAAGGACACCTAAGATTTTAATTGTGTATACTAAAAGACTAAAAAATGGAGAAAAAAATGATAAAAAAAGATTCATTCATTGTATATCGGAGTTTCTATATTGGTTTAAAAGCCTTAACCCAGAAAGACAGGTTGCAACTCTATGATGCTATCTTTGAATATGGATTAAACTCTACAGAGATTGAGCTAAAACCCTTACCAAGAGCTATGTTCCTAATGATTAAGCCACAGTTACAAGCTAATCATAGGAAGTTTATTAATGGCTCAAAGGGTGGTAGACCAGCTAACCAAAAGATAACCAACGCAGAACCTAACGATAACCTAAGGTTAACCAAACAAGAACCTAATGTAAATGATAATGTAAATGATAATGTAAATGTTAAATGTAAAATTCTAATGCCACTTAAAAGTGGAGAAGAATACAGACTAACTAATTTGTTGATTGATGAATTAAACAAAACATATCCAACTATTAACATTGACCATGAATTACAAAAAATGCGGACTTGGTTAATATCTAATCCAGAAAAACAAAAGACAGCAAGAGGTACGCCAAAATTTGTATCTAACTGGTTAGGTAAAGTAAAGCCAGAACCTAAAGTTATTGACAGTTATGCTGACATACATCAAGCAGTATTGGATGCTAGAAATGTACGCTAATAACGAAATTGATAATAAGAAATTAGATTGCATTACGATTGCTACGGAGATTTCTTCTTGGTGTGAGAGGAACTATGGATATTTTATTAGAAGTAAGTCTGACAGGGTTAAAACAATAACTGATTTTTCTGAGCAGATTTCTAGGCTAACTATTCATCAACAAAACACATGGCACATTGCATTAAATCAACACTACGATATGGGTTTAGCACATCCACCTTTACCAGCACAAATAATTAAGACTATGAGGCAATTAGCCCCAACTAACAACGAGGAGATTAAAAAATTGGCACATAATTTAGATGTACAAACAGACTGGCACTCACAATGGAATCAATCAGACCATGAATCAAAAATGAGTTTTTTTAAAGACCACAAGCCTCAAGGTGTTGGATGGACTGACATACCTTCTTATATTCAGTACCAAGCTAAGAAATATTACATGGCTGAAGCTGGAATGAACAGTACCGAAGCTAACCAATGGATGAAAGAATTATGAGCAATAACATAACTCCAAGCTATTACCAAAAAGGTAGCATAGAAGTAACTGATTTTATTACGAGCAATGACATGACATTTATTGAGGGCAACATTGTTAAGTACATTACTAGATACAAAGAAAAGTCTGGTATACAAGATTTAAGAAAAGCTAGATGGTATTTAGATAAGTTAATTGAATCTCAAATGGATATGACAATGGATGAAATGAAATGATGATAACTCTACAAAAATATGAAGCAGAAGGTGCAAGTCATGGAATATTAGTTCCAGCAGACCAAACTTCAGCAGAGTTTGTTGGCAAGTTAATAAAGAATGATGTTGTAACTTCAAATTTTGTTAAGCCTAGAAATTACAGGTTTCATAAAAAATGGTTTTCACTTGTAAAGTTTGCTTTTGACCATTGGAAACCTAGTTCTTTAGAAGATTCAAAATGGAAAGATGTTGTACCTGAAAAGTCTTTTGACCGATTTCGTAAAGATTTAATTATTTTGTGTGGAATGTTTAATGCTGTTTATCGTATTGATGGTTCTGTTCGGATTGAAGCAAAGTCCATATCATTTGCAAAAATGGATGAAAAAGAATTTAATGAACTATGGAAACTTACAACCAAAGTTATTTTAGAACATGTTTTAACTAATTACTCAGATGATGATTTAGACAATACTGTCAAACAATTAGAGGGGTTTTACTAATGAATGTAGAAGAAGCAAGAAGTATTATATTTATTGAAATGATGAAATTAAAAATGCAAAGACAAGCACCAGTAAATTTTGAAAATTATATGTTGACGAATTTTAATAGAGAATTTAAACATTTTGTAAAGAATGTTTATGATGAAGAAAAACACACACCTGTTGAAAATTGTGAATTTAATGCGAGAGTTAGAGGTATTTTTAAAGCTGAAAATATTTACACAATGGAACATTTAGAGCATCTTTATAATGCAAAATCTGATTATGGTACTCGAAGTTTACTAAAAGTTCCTAACTTGGGCAGAGGTTCTCTAAAAGAAATAGGCGAAGGATTGGATTTGTGGCGTAAATTAAAGAAACAATATGAAACCGAAAGAACGCAAAATTAGATTTGAAGCATTAGCTGAACATGGATGCGTGATTTGTATGAGGCCTGCTGAAATTCATCATTTAATTGGTTATAAATATTCAAGTCTAAGCAAGAAGGCTGATGACTCTAATACTATTCCTTTATGCGTAGAACATCATAGAGGCGGACAAGGTATTCATCACATGGGTATGAGAGTCTGGGAAGAAGTATATGGAACGCAGGAGCAATTATTAAATAAAGTAAATAAAACTTGCTTTATATGAACTAAGAGCGTAAGATGTTCTGTGTAAGGTAATTAAATCTTACAGTTTTTAACCAAAACAAGGAGATACAAATGACTAAAGACACAACTAAAACACAGACCCAACCAACTTATTGCTGGATATGCAATTCAAGAACTGGTTTTGGATTTGGTATTGAGCCAATGAGATATGACACAATTTGTTGTTCAACTAAATGTGCAAACATTATTAAGGAGAAAAAATAATGATTAGAACTATAAAGCATTTCTTATGGAAACATGGATTTATTCAAAGTGAGTTTAGACGAAATCAAATCCCTCATCAAAAATTTAAAAAATCTACAAAACAAGGCAGGTACTTTGTTTTAGGATTTTGTATTGGATTAACTCCGTATGTGGTACACATGCAAGGATGGTTAAGATGAAGGGTAGCAGAGAAGTTGTAGAAATGGAAGATACTGGTGAAATTTACTATATTAGTGATGGTATTCATTATGATAATTTAGTTCCTGTCAATTGGCAAGAACAACAATCTAAAGACTTAAAGGAGATGGAAAATGAAAATGAGTAATCAAAAAGAACAAGTCCTAGCGTATGTTAGGACTAAAGGAAGTATTACGCCACGCCAAGCAGATGATACTTATGGCATTATGAGATTAGCGGCTGTAATATTTGATTTAAAACAACTTGGTCATGTGTTTGATACCAATATAGTAGAAGGTACAAACAGATTTGATGTGCAATGTAAGTGGGCTGAGTATGTTTATAAAGGGAGAACATAATGAGTGTATTAAAAGATTTGTATTTAAAATATGGCTTGGAAAAAACAGATATGTTTCCACATGCTCACTACACAATTATTAAGAGAGAGGGCATTGAGAAGATTGAAGCTAAGTCTAAAGTTAAGGTAGAGTATAAAATTATTGCATGTACTGAAACTTATTGTGCTATGGAGTGTATTACTAC